CTACCGCTTGCGTCGGGATAGATAATGCAACGCTTGCTAGTATATCGTGACTGCACGTTATTTATCACATCACGCGTATCATGTGACACAAATTCATCAACAGCAACAGGTTGACCGGCGTCAATCACAAAAACTACAGCACAACAGCCGCCGATATTAAAATCTAATCCGATATGTAAAACAGAATCTTGCTCTGTGATAACTCTATCAGCGTGATGTTGTTGTCTATTAAAAAAATGATAAACTTTATTCTGCGTTAATGATACGAACTCGCCGTTGATGTACATCTCTGCGAGAATTGGATCATAGTTGCTACGTATTTGCTCGACATAACCCGCGGGCAAAAAAGGATTGTCGGTTGTCTTTGCACGGATTGTCTCGTGATGCTCGCTGTCATTAGTGATGACGTGTTGATATGCAAAACCTGAAAAACCTTGGTCGGGCGTAGTAATAAGCGCAATAGAGTTATCGCCTTTCGTCTTCTGTCTTGTGCGCTCAGTGATTTTTCGCCACACTAATTTAGCTTGCTCGCGTTTAATCGTATCAATTTCATCGACGATTGAATGTGCAACCTCGAACGACACAATCCTCTCTGGCCGGTCATAACTGCGAAAGATAATAAACCCAAGTCCTGGGACATCAATCCTAAAATCTGATTTGTTAACTGTGTAATTGATTCCGCACATCTCAAGATCTTCCATCATGCCAGGCATGGCGCGGAGCTTTAAGAGATCATAAGTCGGCAAAAAGATTCCAATATTATCTCCAGGGGTTTGAGCCATCTTGATAAGTGCGCGCGCCGTCCCTGCTCGAGTTTTGCCGCTGCCCAGACCAGCAATTATGGACGGGAATCTCGCGTCACTGAATGCGAACCGCTCTTGATATTCGAGAAGTGGAAGGCTCATTTTGCGCGGGTAACCGTCACAATGATTTCTTTTTTACTATCAACGATCATTTCACGATTCGGAGAATAATCTTTTGGGTATCTTGACTGTAAATATTTTATAGAATCATTTGCGGATGATTTTTCTTTGATATTTTTTAAATGAAAAAGCTCGCCGGACACTTCTGCAGCCATGACCTTTTCGGCAAACTCCTGATTCCGTTTTACTTCGTCGTGTAATGTGCTGCCGCCAATGCCCACAAACATAGCTGCTTTATTGCGACTTAACCCGTATTGCAAACACGATATTATTTTTGCGCGCCTATCATCATCGATAACCGTACCAGAGCCTTTGGGCCTGCCACCTTTGTTTTTGGCCGCTGGGGTCTTAGCCACTGTTTTTTTCTTGGCGACTTTCTTTTTAGGCTTAGCGATCATTGGCTAATGCCTGTTGCTTGGAGCGCACGGGTCGGAGTCTCACCGCCCAGACTAGAGGGGTACTCTAGAGCCTGATCTTTCGTGCGCGTAATCTTTTCGCCTCTATACATGCCTGCTCCCATTTCGTCAATTTTACTGAATGGAAGAATTGGCACAGTTAGGCGATCTTTAGCTTTTTGATTAATGAAATAAATGTAGCGAAGCTGAAAGCCTTTCAGCTTTTCCCATTTGCTATGTTCGTATTCGCTGCCCTGATGATATGCTGCAATCTTATGCATCACAGTCCCAGTTTTTGGATTGATTGCCATCTGGCTGTTCCGCTTGATGCCGGTCAATACAAACCCAGCCGCCCTGTATATAGCACCATCCCCGCACTGTGTACCATCTGCAAAACTAACCGCCCATTCAATATGCGGGTAGTGTTTGCGCATCAGCCTGAACGCCACGGACATTGCGCGGCTCTCGCTATTGCGTGGCAAGCGATCACTAAACGCCATGCGATTCAACTCGATAAACCCATTCCACCCCGTATCAGCAACAAGCGGACGAATTAAATCCTTGCGCATCGATGGCCCAAACTGCATAGCGCCCTCAAGCCTGCTGTTCAAAAACACGCCGAAATGAAGTTGACTATTCGGTACAACCTTACCGCTATAATGCAACCGCCTAACAACCGCGTTCGCGTCCCTTGCTGATATGGGCCTGATGATTATATCTTTTGCGCTCATAAAATGGCGGAGGGGTCTTGTTTGGCCAAGAAACGCCTAAGCGTTTGCGCCCCGTGCGCTCCCCTCCATTGACTCATTTGACCACCCCTGATCAATCCGGTATATAGCCGGATCTTTCGGGAATGGCTCTGTGTACTTTTTAAGCCGACGCCGCATCCCCTTGTCTACTGGGTACATATACAAGTGGCGGCGGGCTTCAATTATTTTACCAGCTCCAAATTCATGTTCACCAGCGGCCTGCATTCCTTGCCTCATCACGTCCTTTGGGATCCTGCCGAATCTCATAGCCGAAACAAGATTTTTATACTCGCCTTTATCGGTCAGATAAAAATCATTGCACGGCTCGCCGCCAAAGTAGAGCCAGCCTGATGCTTGGAAGATAAACCCAACATCATTCTTGCATCCGCCGCTATGCGTGAGAACCAGCCACACGCCAGCGCCCTTTAGATATCGCATAACCCGCGCCATCATCCATGACTCAGTATTGTGGCCTAGCCGGTCGCTTATCCATGTCCGCTGCAATTCAATGTATTGAGACTTTCTTATGTTGCTGCACCATTTTTTAACTTTCCGTTCAGTAGTTGGTGCATACCCTAGCACCATGCATCCATGACACTTGCCATCCATAAATATGCCGAATGCCATGTAAGCGCCTTGCGGCCATGTCTTCATGTAGTGGTTCGCCACAGTCATCCGTTTCGCATCAGGAAGCGCAATAGGGGTGACTCGCATTCTATCAAGCTGAGGATTGTGCTCTACATCACCCATTTCTAGCCTCTAGCCATTGCTGGCAAATAAGCGCCAAGGCGTTGCCGTTAGTGTTTTCATTGATTCCGGTATCTGCAAGCGGGTTAGTACGTGCAAGCATGATAGCATCACCAACAATAGCGGCCTGCTCGTCGTGGAGGGTGAAAGTCACTTGCTGATACGGTGCCTTATCACCGTCACTTAATTCCGGCATTTCAACTTCCTCAGCGTCAAACATGCCTATCTCATCCAGCGTGAATCCAGTCAACTCCAAATCAAAATCAAGCTCTGCCAACTCATCAAATTCCAGCCGGAGCATTTCTTCATCCCAGCCTGCATTGAGCGCTAGTTTGTTGTCTGCGATTATGTAGGCCTTGCGCTGCGCTCTAGTGAGATGCGACAGCTCTATGACCGGCACCGTCGTCATGCCCAGTTTCTGCGCGGCAAAAACCCCGCCGTGTCCAGCGATAATACCATTCTCGCCGTCAGTCAGCACCGGTCGAGTGAAGCCAAATTCTTTGATGCTTGCTGCGATCTGGGAAATTTGTTCAGACGAGTGCGTGCGGCTATTGCGAGCGTACGGAATTAAATCCGCTACACTAGCTATTTTATATTCAGGAAAATCAGACAAAGACTATCTCCAAGTTAATTGCTGTATGCTATGTCAGCGTGTGCTTGATGTCAATCGTTTTTGCACTTCACTCGGCAGCCCGACGCCACACGGGAATTCTGCGCTAAGTATTTTATGCTTCCGCGGTACTGGGTATAAGATAAATAAGGAAAAGCGATGGCATGACTAGCATAACAAAGCGCAACAGACTGAAATATAAGGGCGTCAAATGGATTAATACTCATTACGCTATTAACTATAAACGCATTATGGCTCAACGTAGAGTGATGGTTTCATCTATTGTTGCTAGCGAGTTGGGTCAGGTATTTGCGATAAGAGCAGCAAGATTGGGAGGCCGCTCGGAAAAACAAATAGCAATATCTAAAGCTGTAATCAACTGCCACCACCGGATCGATGTGGCTTGACCGGTCGCCCTGGATCGTCATCAGGCTCATAAGCAGCCTTGAAAATTTCGTCTTTACATAAAGACATCTCCCCTTTCGCATCGGTAATGATCCAGTCGCCTAGACCCACCGCCATGCGGCCTTTCAGCGTCTCGATGTAGAAGTCTGCTCTCCACACCTTGCGGTCTGCGGGGTGGATAGAGGTCGAGCCGCGCAGTACGCCTTGTGGCAGAGGATACTTATCGAACAAAGCGGCATCGCGCACTGCTTCTGTGAACTGCACTGCGCCAACCAACACTAGTTTTTTTCTATATTTCATGGTCTTTACATCTTACCCAAAATATGAGCCAGTGCCCAATATTCAGAATGGCTTATTCCCGATCACGCTTTAGCCTCCTAAAATGCTTATCTTCACTTTTGAAGATAAGCATGAATGTAGTTATTCTAGTTCAATATAAGTTTCAACATTTAACCCTGCAAATGTTGTGCTTAATTCGATTATATTGCGATCATCATCCGACGATTCAAATTCATTTACTCGTCGTAATTCTTTGCGCCAAGCCTCCGGCACAGTCAGTTTTTCAAACTGAGCAAATTCGGCGTCTGTTGCATGCGTTGGTTTATAAGTATCATAAGCCAGATCAATATAATCTAATCCCACATCACTACAGATCAGTTTTTTAATTTCTGTTTCAATTTCATCGTCATTTGCAAAACCTGCATCGTTGCGCCTACGCACAAATTCAGGTAAACGCGCATAGAGCGCGTCATATTCATTTTTAACTTTATTGATTGCTGTATTGATTGCTGTCATTTTTTCAGCATGTTTTTTCAGCAAAATAGGCTGGTGTGCCTCTTTGCGTTTTTCGTTTTCTACTTCTATTTTTGCCTTAACGTCAAAATAACTCTCTATCAATTCTTTTAATTCTGCATAATCCTTGTCAGAACCGCACAAATAAAGATAATCAATCTTAAGCAGTGAAATTTCATCATTTACACAATATCCGCCAGCGCAATAGTCTACGTTACTGATTTTTTCTTCAACGCTGGCAGTCGCTTCTTTGATTGATTCTAATCGTTCAGCCACTCGCGCGTCCATTTCTGCTTTTACGTCAATGAGCGCGGAAATCAGATCATCTTGCGTTGCATTACTTAATTTTAAATAAAAAGTATTCGCAAATTTATTGATAGCGCGATCAGCTCTATAACCATCTGACAAAAATTGCGCTAAAAATTCGCGATGTTCTTGTGACATTTGCGCCGGATTTATTTCAATTTCGGCTGTTGAATTTGGCGCGTCAATACCTGCTAATAACGCTGCTTTTTGATCAATGTTTACTAAAATTTTCATTGTTTGTATCCTCGTTTGTTTGTTATGAGATCAAAATTAATCTCGCATAGCTAGCTCATTCAAACTAGCTATATGTGATTAACTCTCTACTGATGACATTGTTTGCTGATCATTATCTCGACAAATTCGAGCTGTTTAATAAGCTCGGTCTTTTTTTCGAGCAGCTCATCTAATGTCGGCATTATATCCACATTGTTTTTGTAGTGCTCGTAAGCTGTTAATTTGCCAACGCTATCGAGCTCGCCGTTATCGTTTAAAATAAAATAATCTGGAGCCGAGTTTTTTGGGTTGCGATTGTCTTTTTGTCCAGTTGCGATCACGTCGCCGGCCTGCGCGTCGATCTCTAAAAGACCTTTATATCCGTGCTCGCCAACCCAAGTGCCAAACTCAAAATTGGCTTTGCTTTTACTGTCAAATGTAACAACCGCAATCCACGGCTTGCCATATCTGCGTTCATTGTAAGAATCTGTATATTGCGTGTAGTTCATTGTTTGTATCTCCTCGTTTGTTTGTATGTATAAACAATAGTCTCTAAGCGACTAAATGTCTAATTGAATGTTTTTATGACCTGTATTAGTTTTGTTTATGACCTGTATAAGCCATTACTAATGGTTTGGTGCAGAAAAAAGGCTGTAAAATCACAGAAGGCTTAACTTGGGCGGACTTAGAGCCGGTTGACTTTCAAGACGATGCTTTTATAGCTGCCGCTATCGTTGTCTGTGAACGGTCATTCCCGCCATATGGAATTGCCTTTAAGCATGGCGGGTCTTATCACTGCATCAACTCTCATTCGAGGCTAGCCGGTTAACTCAATGGCGTTAGGCGCTGCCTTCGATTGATCCTGCAACATGCACACTCTTTCCGCCTCCTGCCAGCACAGCATCGAGGAAGCCCATCAACATTTGGTCGCGTAATTCTGGTCGGTCACGAAACAACCGCCGCTCCTCCTCACTCGCACTGTAGTGTTTCTGGCAGCAGGAGAAATCCGGACAACACTCGTCGCGCTCGGTGTTGTGAATGCTGTTGCCATCTACCCATTCGTGCAATTGTTCGCCGGCCGTCCCAAATTTCTCGGCCAACTTCTCAATCAGTGCTGTAGTTTTATCGTTCATTTTGTATCTCCTTTTGCATTAAAATGTCCTAATAATCTCAAGTACTTTTTTTGAATACTGTGCTTTAATTTCTTTTAGTTGCTCAATCGTATATTTTTTAGATTCATGCTTGCCTTCAAGCCATTCTACCTCATCTATACCTATTTTTGCTATCAACCCTTTTCGGTACTCGATAAGATTTCCAGATAAATGGTTGTTGCATGGCGCGCATTGTAAATTATTGTTTTTTTCTTCAAACCTCAGCTCGGGCGCGCTACCTATGCTGCGATAATGCCCTGCGTGCATCTGCCCTTGATGATGCCTTTGACATGAGATGCAAGGTTGGCCTGCATCTCTCAGCCGAATATATTTATTAAATGCAGCCTGCGCCTCTTTCGTCCATTGACTTTTAGTTTTTATCTTCGCTTTCATTTTCCGTGTTTCGCGATCGTAAGCTTTAGCTTGCTCTTCTTTTGAGTATTTTATAGCGCACACTGTAGAGCAAACTTTCTGCAAGCTGTTTGCCTGTATAAATATTTGCTTACATATTTTACATTTTTTTATTGTCTTAACCCCCGAATATTTCCAATAATCTCCGCCATTGTCACATCTAAAATATCATCAAACTTTAAAAACTCTTTTGTGCCCAACCTTGTGCTTGTCGGTATATTACAAATCTGTTTTAAAATATGATGTACTATTTCTTTCTTTGTTGCGAATAAAATTATAGCATGTTCGATGGGTAACACGTCAGCAATAACTTTCTTAGCTTCAAGTGGTGTATAGCCTGTTTCATCTGATACGTGATCAATCTCATGCTGAATATCATAAATGAACGATTCAAGTTTTGACCAGTGGCGTTTATTTTGCTCACTACTTCTGATTTTAGTTCCAGCAGTGATTGTGATCACAAACGGCATTTTATCTGCTAGCGTTAATAAATCATTAGCAGCGTTTTGTAGTTCGCTCGTGTTTGTTATTGTACGTTGTTTCATACTTCATCGCCCCAAACGTCCCAGCCATCAGATGTTTTTCTAGCAAACATTTCGAGCTTATTTATTTCTGTACCATAAAGCTTATCTATATCATTTCTAAACGCATCCGGCTTGACAGAATGTTTTCCGCGTGAGTGCAATTGCGTATTATATATGCCAAAATGCTGCCGCTTAACGCCTTTGCCTTTTGTTCCAAGCAAACATATTTCAGCATTGCTTCTTGTGTGCCGCCCCATCCCCATGTAAATGCTACCATTCTTATTGGTTTTAACCCATGTAAATGCGACAGTTTTAAACATAAACCCCCACGCCTTCATCAGCCTCAACCCATCTCCCAACATTGGGTATGTACACCACATCAACAACACAGAATCATTTGCTGCGGGCAATTCCCATCCACACATTTCGTCTGTTGTGGTGCATCTATAGTGGTTCTCAGCACCGCCGCGCGGTTTTTTATCATTATAAGTCCACGCCGGATCGGCATAAATAATTTGATATTTTTTATCCGGGAAAACTACATCATTAGTTTCTTGTTTCATTTTATAAACTCTGAGAGCAGACCTGAAAACATATTTATCATTGTTTCGTATTGCCGATGATCATAGACAAATAAATAATCTGTAGTGCAATCAGGTCGATTAAGTCTCACACTCATCTCTACAGCACATATCTCCATCAACTCATGACAAACGATCATAAATATTTCATTGTCTGACCTACCCTTCGTACCTATCTCTATAAAACCTCCTTCATTAAGATAAAAAAAACTGCCCCAGCCATGTTTATTTGTCCATTTAACGCGGAAAGTAAAGCAGTTAATTTTTATTGATTTTATTCTCTTTAGTTTCATAGTTTAGTTTTATCCTGCATTAGTTGTTAAAATATTATGCGTTCGTTAAATTTACATTAAGCAATTTATCATATTCACCATCTGCCTTGTATTGCTGGAAGTAATGCTCAGCCTCAGTTATCAGCGCAAGACTATACGGGCCCTCAACACCCCAAAGCCCAAGCCGGCATTTAATCTCACATCTGTCGCTGTGTCGTTTGTAGATCGTGCATTTTTCCAAGTCTGTTTTTTTTTTCATTTCATTCTCCCCTTAGTTGTTTGTTTTTTATAATGCCACTCAATAGCCGTTGCCGTCGCCGTTGCCGTTGCCGTAGCCGTAGCCGTTGCCGTAGCCGTTGCCGTAGCCGTAGCCGTCGCCGTTGCCGTTGCCGTTGCCGCTGCCGTAGCCGTTGCCGTAGCCGTCGCCGTTGCCGTTGTCGTAGCAGTAGCCGTAGCCGTTGCCGTTGCCGTAGCCGTAGCCGTTGCCGTAGCCGTTGCCGGTTATTTCAATGCCGGCCGATTCTAACTCATTCACTACCACTTACTCTCATTAACGTTCATAAATAAAACGACAGATAACGGATGTGCAGAAACCGGAGGACATGGATCAAGCTTTGTTGTGCTCGTTGGCCCATTTTCAGCGATTTGGCCGAGCCCACGGCTTGTGCCCCAAACTCTAATCACTGAGCAATTATTAATTAATACCTCTGTTTCTGTTTTCTCTACATCTCCGACAACTATCCAGCCGCGCTGCAACACAACAATTTGTTTTTTAGTTTGTTTTTTAGTTTGTATAACTTTGTAGCTTCCCGCTGGTACATACTCGATGCCATTGATATTAATAGTTTCTTGCTCACTCATTTTAAATCCCCCTGTTCGTTTTTAATCAGTGCTTCTTTTAGCTTGCGTAAATTTTCAATGTTTTTATTTAAGTCGCCTGTTTGTTTTGGCGCCGATAACATTAGCGCATCAAGCGTTATCGCCTGCTCAGGTGGAGCAGGTAAGCTTTTTTGATTTTCCGGCGCAGCTAATTTGTTATGTAATTCCACCGCTTTGACTTGCGCATTATATCGGCTTTCTTTATCAAAACCCAACGTTGCAAACCAATTTGGAACTTTACCAGCTCGTTTAGATTCTTCAACAAGTCGATTATATGCAGATTTAAAAGACATTCTTGCCGCTATTTTGTCGCCGCCGGCAAGCAAATCATTAGCTATTGATAATGCCTCAATCATTTCCGAAAACGCTGGAGCTGATGACATCTCATTTTTCGGACACATTGCCCACGCCTCTTCCGCGTCCGGCCATGCCTCGTTAATGCCAGGTAGTTGTTGTTCTATGTCTGCTGGCACAGGGTAGAACCGCCCGCGATCTTTATCTCTGATATGATTATTTATAGCGGATTTAATATCAGAAATAGTCCGATGTGCAAGTGCGGCGTAATACATGCTAACCATTCCGCGTGTCACAGTCGTAGGCGCTTTAAGCAACGGCATTTCTGTCAAGTGCGTCAAGATATTAAATAATTCACTTTTATCATTTTCATTCATGAGCATTCTCCCTCGATTATATTTCCGCGTTCTTTGCCGCTTATCCAATCGTTAATTTCTCGCTGATTTTTATCTTCGATAGTTTCAACACCCACCTCGCCCACGTATTGATTAAATTTTTCAGCATTAAATAATGTGGCTGGCCGCAAGTATTTGCTCATCTTTTTATCGTTACTCCACTCCCTAACCTTGTTATCAATCACCGCTTTAATGTCTGCGGTATTATGCCCCTCAGCGATTCTGGCTTTTATCAATTTTGTGTTTGATGCCACAGGCTTAAATGATTTTCCTGTTTTGCTATTCAGATAATTAATTATTTCTGCTGATTCGTCTGGCTTGCCAGACAATGGTTTTAAATTGGTTTCTGGTTTCTGGTTCTTGGTTAATGGTTTATGGTTAATGGTTTCTGGTTTCTGGTTCTTGGTTAATGGTTTATGGTTAGCTTTCAATCCGGTTTTTTCTGGGTTCCTATCAACAACCGGCTGGGTTTCTGTGGGTTTTATATTCTTTAAGTCTTTGTTTTTCTTGGGTCTGCCACCTTTCTTTCCATTCGATCTTGCTGTTTCAGCCTTAGAATTATAGGCTTCTATTTCAGAATCTGCCCTTAAATTATGCCAGCCATCTTCTTTCAAAACGAAAAATTCTTTCAGTATATTCGATACGGTTTTTTCGTGGTTTGTTAGTCGCAACCTACGAATAACCAGATGGGTTTCTGCTGGGATCGGGGATTCTGTGTCATAGTAATGATTTAATAATCGGTGATAAACACCATCTTCTTCAACAGATAAATGGCTCGTGTGTAACGCCCAGTCTGCAATATGGAATTGATAGTAGTGCATTATTCACGCTCCAGCGATTCCATGCGTTTCTTCAGTTTGTCGAGCGCGGCCTCGTGATATATAATTTTTTCTTTAATATTTTGTTTCGATGTCTCAAGCTCAAACTTAATTTTTACAGCGTTATTAGCTTCGACTGCATTAATCGCTTTGATAAGTTTGGCCGTCATTTCCTCGCGCGGGGTGTATTTTCCCAGTGCAATCAACGAGATAAACGCCCGCGTACACGGGATTTCCCGTGC